CGGACGCCATGTGCTCGATGGCTCGACGACACTCCACGTGATCTTCGTGTCGCCGGCGACCGTCGCGGCGCTGCTGCAGGCCCGCGAGATCGTGCGCGTTCTGCCGCTCCTGCGCATGCCGACCATCGGCCGCCCGGCCTGACGCGAGGGGTGTCTTCCATGCACCACGATGCACCGCCAACCGCCGCCATCCTCCGCGAATCAGCAGCCGCCGACTACCTCGGCCTGAGTCGATGGTTCTTGCGACGGGCGCGGGCCGACGGGCGCGGACCCGCGTATCTCAAGCTCGGACGAACCATCCGGTATCGCGCGCGCGATCTCGATGACTGGCTCGCGCGGCATCTCGTGCGACCGTGTGAGCCCAGCAAACTGACACCGTGATGCACCACGGTACGCAGTGTGGGGCATGAATGGGCTCGTAGGGGTACTCGCGGATCGATTCTGTTTGGCTGATCGCGCGGCCGCGTCCGATGCTGGCGTCATCAACGCAATGACGTCACTCAGGACGCTTCGTGCCTCCCGCTGACCAGGTCGTCACGCACGACCTCCCACCGCTGACGCTGCGCGCGGCGTTCAACCCGCGCAGCGTCAATTCCGAGAAGCGGACCGTGGACGTCGTCTGGTCCACGGGTGCGCGCACGCTGCGGCGGTTCGACGCCGCACTCGACATCTGGGAGCGGTTCTTCGAGGAGCTGTCGCTCGACCCCAAGCACGTCCGCCTCGATCGGTTCAACAACAGCGCGCCGTTCTGTGATGGCCACCCGCTGAAGTTTGGTGACCCCAGCACGGAAACCGTGCGAGGCGTGCTCGTGCCCGGTTCCGCGAAGGTCGACGGGAAGCAAGGGATCGCCACCGTGCGATTCGCGAAGGCCGAGGACGATCCGAAGGCCGAGACCCTGTTTCGCAAAATTACCGACGGGATCTGCCCGCACGTCAGCGTCGGCTACCGCATCCACGCGGCCGAACGGCTGACCGCCACAGCCGACGAGAAGGTGCCTGTGTATCGCGCGATCGACTGGGAGCCCGTGGAGCTCTCGGCCGTCTCCGCCGGCGACGACGACGGCGCCGTCTTCCGCAGCGTCGCGACCAACGTGCTCACACCCTGCCAGTTCATCACGCGCGGCGCTTCGGCGCTCGCCATCCAGGATGCCGACCGGATGCGTCGGCTCCGATTCGCGCACGCCCGATAGAGGAGAGCTTCACATCATGGAGACACATCGATTCACCGTCGCGCCGTTTCTGCTGGCCTTCACGGCCGGCCTGGCCACGATGGCGCCGACCAACGTGTACAAGATTTGCCGGCACGGGTTCGCATTCCTCCACATCGAACCGTGGCTGAATCGGACGTCCGACGCGTTGCGCGGCATCGTGCGCACACAGCTCGGATGGTTCGCGGCCGTCTGGCGGTGGCGCATGGCGTTTGCCTGCACCGCGATCGTGCTCGTGGCGCTCTGCGCCGCGGATCTGAGCCCCGCGGGTATCCTCCTGGCCGTTCCGCCGGTCGCGGCCGCCCGTTCCCTGTCGTCGCTGAAGAAGAAGCACGCGAAGGCGCTCAAGGACGCGGCGGCGTTCAAGCAGGCGGACGGCTCGTTCGCGGACGACCAGGCGCGCGCGGCGTTCGACGCCAAGATGACCGAGGTCGACGGGCTCGCGACGCAGATCCGCGCCCTCGAGGACGAGGACGAGGACGACGACGAACTGCCGCTGGCCACCGGCGACCAGACGGCGGTCGAGCGCGCCCGCTGCATCGACATCCGCACGGCGGTCCGCTCGGCGCAGCTGGGCGACGACGTCGCCGACGAGCTGATCAAGAACGGCACCGCGATCGACCAGGCGCGCGGCGTCATCCTCGAGAAGCTGGTCGCCAAGCAGCGCGGCACCCGCACCGACAACGCGCTGGCCATCGTGCCGGGCGAGGACGCCCGCGACAAGTGGGTGCGCGGCGCCTCGAACTGGCTGATCGTCCGGTCTGGCATGGCGGACATGGTCGGCAAGCACACCGGCCAAAAGGTCTCCGACTTCGAACCCGGCGAGTTCCGCGGCATGACGCTGCTCGACCTCGGCCGCGACTTTTTGCAGCGCCACAACGTGACCTTCCGGGGTCTCGATCGGGAGCGGCAGGCCGGCCTGGCGCTGTCGTATCGGTCGTCCTACCAGACGACCAGCGACTTCCAGGTGCTGCTCGAGAACACGTTGCACACGATTCTGCGGGCGGCCTATGCGATCACGCCGGACACCTGGTCTCGCTGGTGCGGCGTGGCGTCGTCAAGCGACTTCCGTCCCCAGAACTGGTACCGGCTCGGCGCCTTGTCCGTGCTCGACAGCCTGACGGAACACAGCGAGTTCAAGAACAAGTCGATCCCGGACGCGGAAAAGGCCACCTACCAGCTCGGGACGAAGGGCAACATCATCGCGATCACGCGGCAGACCATCGTCAACGACGACGTCGGCTTCGTCACCCGGCTCACCGACATGTTTGGCCGCGCGGGTAAGCTCACGATCGAGAGCGCGGTCTACGCGAAGCTGCTGCTCAACTCCGGCCTCGGGCCGACGCAGGCCGACAATCAGCCGCTGTTCCACAGCAACCGATCGAACGTCGGTAGCAGCGTCGCGATCAGCGTGGCGTCGATCGACGCGGACCGTGCCGTCATGGCTCGGCAGAAGGATCCCAATAACCAGGAGTTCATCGACCTGCGCCCGGCCGTGCTGCTGTGCGCGACCGAGCTGGGCGGCACGGCGCGCGTCATCAACGACGCGCAGTACGACCCCGACACCGCGAACAAGCTGCAGCGCCCGAACATGGTGCGCGGCCTGTTCAAGGATGTCGTCGATACGCCGCGTCTGAGCGGCAACCGCCGCTACATGTTCGCGGACCCGGCGTTTGCACCGGTGTTCCTCGTGTCGTTCCTCGAGGGCATGCGTGAGCCGGTGCTCGAGACGCAGGACGGCTGGCGCATGGACGGGGTCGAAATGAAGGCGCGCCTGGACTTCGGCGTCGACGTCGTGGACTACCGCGGCGCCGTCACGAACGCGGGCGGGTAGGTCCACGCATCGCGATCAGATTCACGGCTGACCCACTGGCGGTCAGCCACGAGACCGCGAGGTCACGGCGAGCCTCTGACCATCGCCGCAGGAGAAGCACTCGATGGCAACCAACTATGTGCAGCCAGGCAAGGTTCTGACGTTCACCGCCCCCGAGGGCGGAGTCGTCAGCGGCTCGCCGTATCAGATCGGTCAGCTCGTGGTCATCGCGCTGGTGACCGCCGCGGCCGGCGATCAGTTCGCGGCCGCCGTGACCGGCGTCTGGTCGGTGACCAAGCCGGGATCGCAGCCGTGGAGCGAAGGCGCGCTCGTCTACTTCGACGCCGGCGACAGCACGTTCACGACCGTCGCGGCGGGGAATTTGCGCTGCGGCGCGGCGGCCGAGGCCGTCGGCAGCGGCATGAGCGCCACGACCGGCAAGGTCCGGCTCGACGGCGTCGCGCGCGACAACGAAGGGTCGTAACGAGGGTCACACGCGGCGGATGTCCGCGTGCGAGATCCGGGAGCGACGGGCCGTGCGCAGAGGGCTGGCCGACCCAGCCGCGCACCGATTCCGTCGTCTCCCGGAGCCTGTCATCGCCTATGGCCAGAGACCTTCGTCCGTCGATGACGCCGTTCCTGCGGGCCTTTGGCGTGGCCGTGACGGTCACCGTGCCCGAGGGGGCGCCCGTCGAGACCGTCGGCATCTGGCTGCAGTTCGACGGCGAGGCCGGGATGGAGTTTTCGCGATGGGAGCCCAGACGGGGCATGGCGCTGGCGCGATCGGCGCTCCCGGTGGTGCCGCGCGGCACCCTCATCGCGGCGCCGCTGACGGCGGGGGCGGCCGCGCAGACGTGGAAGGTCGACGGGCTCGACTCGAGCGACGTCGATCACCACCGCGTGTTTCTGGTGTCGGTGAGCGATGAGTCCTGATGGCTGACACGCGGCAGGCGATTCTCGAGGAGCTGCTCGCGCGGCTGCAGACGATACGCCGGGACGACGGCTATCAGACCGACGCCGGCGCCACGGTGTTCCTCTACGAGACGCCGCAGCTCGGGCCCGACGACCCGAACGAGGCGATCGCGCTGATCCCGCGGGACGACGTCCCGAGCGACCAGGGCGGCGAGGTCCTGACCGTGCTGCCGATCGACATCCAGGCGCTCGCGAAGGCCGACACCGACGAGACGGGGACAACCGTCGAGGCGGTGCGGGCGGACATTCGCCAAGCGATCGAGAGTGGCGATCGGACGCTCGGCGGGCTCCTGACGCGCGAGCTGGTGCGGGGCCGGACGCGAACGGTGCCCAGAGACGCGGGGGTGACCACGGTCAGGGTAGGGACCGAGTACAGCGCGACGTATTTGGATGCATGGGGCGTGGATTCGTAAATGTCCGACCAGGTCACATTTGATTTCGATCCCAGGAGCCTCGAAGGCTTTCAGCGCGTCGTGCAGGACTTGGCGCCCCCCGCCATTCGGCGGGCCGGTGCGCGGGCCATCAATCGCGGCCTCACCAGCGGCAAGACCGTGATGGTCCGCGAGGTCGCGGCCGCGCTCGGCGTGAAGCAGGCGGCGGTGAAGCGCTTCATCGGCAGCCGCAACGCCACGGCCGATCGCCTCGAGGGACGCGTCTACGCGTTCGGTAAGCGCGGCATTCCGCTGATCGACCTAGACGCCAAGGGACCAGAGCCATCGCGAGGGCAGGGCGCCGGCGTGCGCGTGCGCGCCACGCCTGGCCAGTTCCCGAACGCCTTCATCGCGATCTCAAAAACGGGCAAGCGCGCGGTGTTTGAACGGGTCGGCCGAGCGCGGTTGCCGATTCAGCAGTTGTTTACGCGGCGAATTCCGGACGTCTGGCGCGAGGCCCGCGGCGCCGGCGTCACCAGGGCCGCCGAGTCGCTGAGGACGAATCTCGTCTCCGAGATTCGGTACCTCCTAAAGAAGTTGTAAGGGAGATTCGCACATGCCCAGCACCGTTGGCACCTCAGTCCAGACGAAATACTTCTACGACGACGAGGACGGCACGCCGGTGGAGATCACCGCCGTCGTCCTCAACAACCCACAGATTCAGGTCGAAGGGGTCACGGAAGAGACCACGCCATTCGGCCAGCGCGGGGACCAGCACACCCCGACCGGACGCGGACGGTCGCAGGTGATCGAGGTGAGTGGGCTGTTCCGGAGCGGGGCGACCGATGATCCCGACGATCTGTTCGGCACGCAGGACCTGCCGCTCGGACCGGAGGCGGTGACCCGCACCTTCACGCACGAATTCGCGCCGGACCGCTCGCGCTCCATCGAGACGCACTTGATCGCGTACGACGTGACGCCGAACCGGGAGAACGGCCTGACGCGCTTCACCGCGAAGCTGCGGACGACCGGCGACGTGACCGAGGGTTTCCCCACGTAACGCGCTGAGGGCTGTACATGTTCGCGAGTCGCATCACCGACACCGTCGAGATCGGCGACGTCGTCGTCACGATCCAGAAACTGAGCTGGAAGTCGCTCCGAAAGGCGGAAGAAGCCAAGTCCGACGCGGCGCTCGGCCATCTCGCCAAGATGGGCAACGCCGCGGGGGCGATCCAGGAGCGCGCCGACGCGCGGCACAAAGACCGCGAGCTCGACGACACCGCCAAGCGCGAGATGCGCTACGCCGCGTATGACCGTGACGTCGTGCTGCGCGCCGGCATCAAGTCCTGGACGGCAGACGAGAAGCTGCCGGGCGCCATCGACTTCCTCGAGGAGGCCGCCGCCAACAAGATTTTTCGCGCGATTGTTGACTTGTCGCTGCCGCCGCTGGATGCGGCCGTCGAGGAGACGGCCAGAAAAAACGCCTAAGGGCGCTGCACCGGTGGCTCGACGGCGAACCCGTCGATGACACCGAGGTGCCGCGCCTGATGTTGATCAGCCGCGTCGCCAAGGAATACGGCCTGTCGCCCTCGGCGGCCCGGCGTGAACTCGAAACCGACCCGGAGCACCTGGCGCTCCTGATCATGGACCTGCGGGCGTACGAAGCCGCGAAACAGGCATTTGATCGCGCGCGGGACAAAGCGACGGGCCTGCAGGAGTGGGACGGATCCCCGCACATGACGCTCGTCGAAACCCACACCTTCGAACTCCGTCAGGCCCGACTCTTCGAGGGCCGCGATGGATAACGCCCTCGACATCGTCCTGCGGCTGCGCGACGAACTGTCGCCTGTCTTGAATCAGGCGAACATGTCCGTCTCGTCCTTCGCGAAGAAACACAAAGAGAGTTTCGCCGCCATTAGTCAAGCAACGGCGCTTCTCACCGGCGCCGTCATCGCCACTGGCGCCGCGATCGTGGCGCTGGGACAGCGCGGCGCCGTCGTCGGCGACGTCAAGAGCGGGTTCGATGCGCTGAGTCAGAGCGTCGGCAGCACGGGCGAGGCGATGCTGGGGGCCCTCCGGAAGGGCGTCGTCGGGACGCTGAGCGATTTCGACTTGATGAAGCTCGCGAACAAGGCACTCGGGGCTGGCCTCATCACGACAGCGGGGGATTTCGAG